TATAGCTAGTGGCAGTGTTACCCGTTGGACTTGATACAACAATGCCGCGTTGTAGGATGACCGCAGTTTCATTGAATTCTGTCATGCCGTGCAATACCATGTTGTGGAGTAAGATTTACACAAATACAGTTTTCCAGACACTAATGACGTGGGTAGAGTTGGTGCAGTTCCGCCATTTGACGCCATGGTAAGTGTTGTTACAGACTGATTTCCCATAAATGTTATTTCTAACCCATTACTAGGGGCCGGTAATGTAATGGTGAATGTGCTTAATGGTGTTCCACACGTCGATGTGCAATTGAAAAACCATGATGACCTGTTGGCGGGAATTATATAAGCGGCATAAGCCCCCGCAGAAATGTCCGGTGTTGCTTGCGGACCTATTAGATTAACTCCGCAATTGACAAATTGTGTGCAATTTGTACCGCCCCCTAAATTAACGGTTCCCTGCACATTTAAATATCCATTGAAAGTTCCAGCATTCTCCACCGTATTACCTAAAATATTGACGGCGGCAAAACCTGCAATGCTAGTGAACTCCCAATTATTTTGTAAATCATTTGCTACCCAAGAAAGAGCGCCTACACTGTCACCGACATATACATTGCGATTTCCGGAGTTGGCATTACCCACCATATTAACTCGGCCTTGTTCTAACTCCAATACATGATTAGTGGTGTTAAGTGTCATGCTGGAAGCGATGACGGCTTGATTTCCAGATGAATTGACTAAGATAGCAGTCGCGCACGATTGCGTAGAACCGCCAAATATAAATGTACCTGTAGAAGTACCATCGAACTGATAGCAAACAGAATTAGGGTTTTGCAAATTGATGTTTTGGTCTACTTTTGTATCCGATAATGATGTCCAATTAGCACCATTACCGGCTTGTATCCCGATAGTGTGCCCGTAAACGTAACAATCGACACACGAATTCGTCTCGCCATTTGTCCATAATAAACCGACAGCGGATCGTTGAGTGCTGTCTAAATAAACATTTCCGCCGCTAGAATAAGATTGCGGTGATGTACTAAGAGAAATTCCCGTTCCGCTAGCACTTGCTTGATTATTCATGCAAATGACAGATGGAGAAATTAACACGTCAGTGACTGTGGTGTTGGAAGGTATGTTAGTTCCTGAAATAGAATCCCCTATTCCTACACCCGATACGCTAGACACATTTTTGATGCAATAGCTTTGCGATACAGTTTGCCCTGTAAAGCTGGCACCTGTGGCAGATGAATTAGCAAGGTCCAAATATCCCGAGCCTATAGCATTAACGACCCACGCATTATTGACACTGCCAGCACCGGATACACCCGACACATATACCGTGTCTCCAACTATTGCTGGAGTCGTTGCAGATACTCTCCACAAACCCGATCCGTTATTGGCTACATTTGATATCTCATAATTAGAAGTTTGGTTTGTGCCAGCTAAAAAAGGGTAACAATGAATGCTGATATAGTGGGAAATATCATGCGAGTTATCCGTGTCGATGCATTCGTTGGCGTCGATGTTTAAATCTTCAAATCTAGCCCTTGCCGCATATTCGGCAATTATTCCGGTTTGAAAACCAGCTATAAAAAGATACCTCAATAATGTATCAGAACCTGACACATATAAACCGGTACCTATAAACGCAGATTGTTGTGTCAAATTCTGTCTAAGGCTTGCGGAACTCGGCGTGATGGTTGCGGATGACGATATAATGTTGCAGCCCAAGATAGAAGAATTTTGTGTCACTGCTATTAGTGACGATGACCCAACAATGAATGAATAAGGTAATTTATTAACTGCTACCCCTGACGGTATGCTTCCGCTCATTTTGAACGGGCACATTAAACTGATATTTTCGGGTATGGTCAAATTTTGTGTGACATTACCAATTCCGCTAGCCGTTGCGGTTTGAGAGCCAGATAGCGGAGTCAAAAACACTACGTAATTGTTTCCTACCGACGACGCAATAAATGTCCCATTTAATTGTGTCAACGGGGAAGTAAAGCCGGAGAGTGTATAAGAATACCCCACCGTGTAATCAGCGTTACCGTTAACCACCGTTAACGTAAATCCTGATGAATTATATTGTGCCAGTGTGGGTATCAATGACGCATTAGTTACGCCATTCACCGCGTATTGCTCCGGTCCCACTATCACATTTCCGCCACCCGAATTAGCAGCGTTACTCAAAGCGGCCTGGATTGCCGCCGTGTCATTAGTGATACCATCGTGCACGATACCGGGCGAATTATCTAAAGCAATTAATGTGGTCGACAACGTTGTAGTGAAGTAAGGCGATTGCAGGTAACGCAGCAAATCGGAGTCAATGACCGACTGGCCGTTGACCGGCGCAGGCGGCAGGCCGGCAAATACCGGAAACGCCACCAGAAAAATACTTAAAAACCTTAAGAGATGTTTCATATCAGTTCTTTTGAGATTCCGCCCAAATCAAACTCACGAGGATAACTGCACTGCTCAACGTCGCGCTTGCGCAAACCGAGATGTATTCGCCTGGACTTAATTCGATGAGGCCGCCCAGGTGTTCGAGGTTAGTCTGCGAGTTGTTGACCAGCGTGCCCGTGTTTACCGGTCCCACAGGAATGAAGTTGGACGGCGCGTTCGATACGGTGCCGATGGCGTAAGGCGTGCACAAAGGTGCCGGCGCGTTCGTGTTGAACCTCAGATTCCCCGAGGTGCCAATCGCGGTTGTCGATGTGGGAGCGCTCGTGACACCGCCGCCTAGCCCGATCACTCCCGCGACAGTGGAAGCCGTGATAACCGAATACGTCATCGCGAGGATGTAGGCGGTTACGCCGTGATTGTCGATTGCCCCGCTGCCGTTGTAGAGAAGCGGGCCGCCTATGCCCGCCGCACTCGTGTAAACCTGCGGGGCGGTAATGGTCGCCTGCGCGCTGAAAACGTTCGCGCGACCTCCCACGAGAAAATCGGTCACGCCTTTGAGCATGAAAAGCCCCTAGTAACTGGATGCGCGCAGCGGCTCGATCTGCGTGGACTGCGCGCCCTGCGTGCGAAACCGGAAATCGACGCGCGGGAAGTCGATGCGCTCGACGATTGGCTCGTTCATCTCGCTATAACGCACGTTGACCGGCACATAAGGATCATCGGTCCACAAGGCCGGGACGTCGATGTCGAACACATCGCCGGGCTTGCCTTCTTTCGGGCCGTTGCGGTATGCACCGCCGATATGGCAGTCTTCCAGCGCCTGGGCTTTGCCGCGGTAAGGAACCAGCTTTTGCGATCCCTGCGCAACGCCGGTCGCTTGCGGTTTCTTAAGCGCGGCGAGTTCCGCCAGCGCGGCCTCAAGCTTCGGTTTGTTGACGTTTTCCGCTTCGAGCTCGGCGAGGCGCTTGGTCAAAACGTCGTTTTGTTCCTGCAGTTGTCGGCGCGTGAGTTCCTCGGTCATGTTGCGTTCCTACTTTATCGAAAACCCGGATGCGTAACCCAATTTCACTGCATCCACGTCTTTCCCGAGCCATGCCACGTATGCGCCGGCGGTCATCGTGCCAATGGTGACGGCCTGCAATCCCAGATATTGCAAATACGCCGCAGAGCGCGGCAAAGCCTGAATCTGCCGATACCCCTGCACCAGCGTTGCAATCGGAATGGCGGTAAAGTCAAGCAGCGTGGTCGGCGTGCCCAAGGCGCTCGAGGCCGACGTGATGAGCTGCATATCCACCGACGTGCCGCCCAAAGGAGCGGTCACCCAGTCGATGATGAGCCACAACCGTTCGCCGCCGCCCAAATCCCGGCCGGTGTTGACCTGGCCGGAGAGCTGCGTGTCACCCGCCGCCAGCTCGGTGAGATACGCGCCCAACGGACTCGTGTCGATCGTGTTCGGGGCGATGTAAGTGCCGGCGGCACCGACGATGGAGGTCGACGCGGATGCCGTCGAAAATGTGAAATCGTTTTGTACGTCCCTCACAGTCACAACACTTCTCCTAATTTACTAATCGTCATGATATGATTGGACCTATGAAACAGCCTAAAAAACGTGGTAGACCGAGAACCATTAAGATCCTCACAGAAGAAGAACAGCGAGAGAAATGGCGCATCGCTACTGCGAAATACCGAGCTAGCGCCAAGGGAAAGGCCGCTTACAAAGAGAAGCGGAAAGACCCGGCTTTTCGTGAAATTGCCAGAACGCGCGCGGCTCTTTGGAATCAAAAACAACTTCGCGAGCGTGGTGAGGAATTCCGAGAGAAAGAACGGAAGCGCCAAAATCTTCTGTATGCAACGAACGCTGAGTTTCGCCAACGCCGAGCCGAGTACCAACGGATGAAACTTAGCGGCATGACACCGGAGTTTTTTAACGCGCTCGTCAAGATTCAAAACTGCCGCTGTGCCATTTGTTACGTCGAACTTCAGTTGGGCACCAAACAGGTACACGCGGATCACTGCCACGACTCTGGCAACCCGCGTGGGCTGCTTTGCAAGTACTGCAATCTCATCGAAGGCATGATTACCAACGTGAAATTGAGCCCGCTCGAATTTGGTCAGCGCCTTCATAAATACCTCGAAAACCCTCCTGCAAATCAATGCAAGCAAGTGATTAGCTTATAGTTGCTTCCGTATTTAAGATTTGATCCACCTTCCTGATGGGTATGCCCAGAAACTTGTATTCGATCTGGGTCAACCCTTCCTCGACGCTCAACGCATAATTTGATTTTGCGAGTGCTTGGATCTTCAAGATGGAGAAAATGGTGCGATTCATGTAAAACGCGCACCTGCCCGCGGTGATGCTCGGCAGACGGTCGATCGCTCGAGACATCAAACTGATGAGGTCGGCCGCGATGTTGTTCGACGTAATCGTGGTGTCGATGTTGCAAATACGCACGATGTAACGCCAGTCCGCGACCGCGAGGCCGCACTTCCACTGCCAGTGTTCGCGATAGGCGAGCATTCGGGCACCACCGATGCCGGCGACGTTCTCCACCACTTGGAGGCCCAAATCTCGGTGCTGCAAGCCGGCTTGGCTGCCTTTGGGAAAAATACCAAAAACGGAATTCGGACCCCAACACACAAGATAAATCGACGTGTTGACCGATGCGGATCCACCGCCTTTCAAGATGTTTTGGCCCGAATAACCGGTCGATAGGTTGTAACGGGGGGCAAAACCGCGAAACACCGCCGGGGCCAAGGTGGGATCACCGTAAGCGAGAAGCTGAGCAAAGCCCTGATTCATTCCTTCGATAAAAGCGTCGGCTTCCGACATGCGAAACGCCGCTTCCTCGCCGTTCAATTCCACGATGTCTTTGTCGATTTCGAGAAACCCTTCGATCATCGCGGTGGTTTCATCGACGGCGGTCGTGGTGGATTTGCTCGGGGTAATGCCCTGGTTCAGTGACCGGGCCATCACGGTCGGCAATCCGGTGCGCTGAATAATCCGGTGGCCGGTGGGCAGGTTGCCTTCCTGCCAGTGCATATCGGCGATCACCTCGTTTTTCTGCGCAAGCAGCTCGACGATGACCGGGATCTTGCCTTCGGGGTCGACACGAGTGGCCCAATCGGCCAACGTGACGACATTCGTACCCACCACAACCTGTGTCATTTAAGCACTCCTAATTCGTTTTTCGGGTGTAACCCATGCGTTCGGCGGCGGATTTGCGCCCAACGGGCGCGGGCGGCGTACCGCCAATCTCGAACGTGTCTTCCGAAAGACGCTCGCCTACCGTACGCATGGCATTGACGAAAACCGGATCGTTCAATTGACGTTTGGCGAAATCCCGAAACGCAGGGTCAAAGCTGGAAAAGAAACCGACTGCGGTTTCCGAGGCGGCGAGCTGCGCGGGGGTAAACCGCTGCTTGCAAACTGCTTCGTTGGCTTTGTCCGTGTCCTGGATTTGCTTCTGCCAGCGTGCTTGGGCGTCCCGCGCCTGAGCGACGTACTGGTCCAATACCTCTTGACTCGTGAGCGACAACTTGCCGTCCGCCTGCATTTTTTCTTTCAGAAACGCCGTAAAACTGGCATGCGCTTCCGGGGAAATTTTCAGATCATCGGGGACGGTAAAGGTAGGCTCGATCGGCGTCGCTTCCTGCGTCGCTGCCGGTTCCATCGTCGTTTCCGCAACAGGCGCGGTTTCGGCGGGGATTGTCGGGGTCGTCGTTGAAGTGGGCGTCTGATCTGCGGACGCGACAGGAGCCGCTTCGGCGGCCGGTGGAGTGCTTGAAGTTCCGTCTGTCGTTTCCATCAGAGTTCCGTTTCGTAACGAACCCTATGCTAGACGGCTGTTTTTTTACAAAAAGGACATTTGCGGACACCCCGTTTATTGAATTACTATTCGTGCGCATGCAAAGGCTGCTCAACCAGAAATCCCTGGCGCGGTACTTAGGAGTGACCGCGCGTACGGTGCGTCGCTGGAAAGAAGACGACATCGGGCCACCGTCTGCGCGACTTCATATCAATAAAAGGCGCGTCTATTACAGGTTGGAATCGGTCATAGACTGGTTGGAAAGTCTTACCGACGAGGGTTTGAAGTCCTTGGCTTTGGGCGTCGAGACTCCAGTTCCCGGTCGACCTTTACCCACAACTCAAAGTCGGCATCCCGAACCATTCGTTTGATTTCCATGGCAATCTGCCGGCGCCCCGCGATATTGCACATGGTCGAGTTGTTAGGGTTGAATGGCGTCGCGTCGATGTAGCACAGCTCATCCAATATCCGCGCGACGAACCGCACACCCCCCTGCGTCGAAAGCACCTCGCGCAAGTCCGCTTCCTGCTTCAGTTCCTTCGCTTTGTCGTCGATCTGCTTTTTGCGCAGCTCCTTGGGATCGTTCGTTTTGACCGGTTCGTCCAAAAAATCGGGGAGCGCGTCCGGCTGGTTTGGGTCGCGCGAAAGATCCTCGGCAGAACGGTCTTTCATGTCGCTGGCACTCTACCCGCACCCACGGCCTGGGCGAGCTGATCCAACGCCGAACCGCCATCGGGACCTATCGGCGTTTGCGAGAGCGTCTGCATCGTTTGGGCGTGTGCGTTGACGTTCTGCGCCTGTTGGGCCATTTGTGCTTGCCGAGCGGCGGCGTCTTGCTGCTGCTGGCGCACCTGGCGGACACGTTCCACATCGGCGTCCGAACGGATGATGGTGGGCGGTACGCCCGTGGCTTTGCCGTATTCCTCGATGGCCTGGTCGGCGTCAAATTTGTCTCCTGCGGGGGATTGCTGCATGGCTTGCGCCATCTGCAACACCTTGCCAACGTAACCCGTAAACTGGTCGATGGAGCTCGCCGTCACGGCGTTGATCGCCTGCGCAAGGATAGATACGTATTTGACCCGAAGCGTCGCTTTTCTGATCGCGGGCGGAATCGGCGGATATTTGCCATGGCGCATGCCTTCCGCGAAAAGCCATTCGTGCAGCGGGTTGAAATGGTCGTAATTCATCTGCTCGAGCACTGGCCCCAGCATCAGCAATTTTTCTTGCTGTTTCGCATTGACTTCCGCCGCGGTAATCGGCTGTCCGGTTTTTTCCGCGTCGATGAACATCGCAAAAATGTTGGCGTACATGACGGCGTTGATACGTTCTTGCGTCTCTTTGATGTCCTCCAAAATCCCTTGCAGATCCGGCCGGATCTCATAGGCCGGCTTAAATCCCACGGTCCCTGAATCTGGCGCGATGAACGTCGTATCGCCTGACAACAGCGACGTGCGTTGATTGCGCAGCGCCGCGTCCGCCACCATCGGCGGATCCACCAATTTGTCGATCGCCTGAGCTTTGCGCTTCTGTTGGAGCTGAAGCGCTCGAGCGTCGCCAAGCGCATCCATTGCAGGACCTCGTCCCCAAGCGTCCTCGCTATTCGTGTACCAGCGTGTGACCCAGACCGGAAAATTGCGAAATCCCCCTACGCGAAGCACCTTCTTATCGTCTTGCGAATCCTTCAAAATCTTGTCGGGCTGTCCTCCGCGCTCGTAATAGATGCTGCGAAAACGCATGCCTCTCCAGCCTAACTTACCGGGCTGACGCCCGATATTTTCCTCAATCGCATGCACTAACGGTATCCACATATCGAACAATTCGTCTTCGTACAGCCCCCGTGTGCGGTCGGAAATGTTGACCCAGAAATCCTGGTCCTCTGGCCCGAATTCCTTGCCATCCTTGCCACGGTTCCCAAACTTATCCACCGTCTGCTCGACGGTCCATTGAAAATCGCGAAACCATACATTGACACGGCGGTCCTTATCGTTGCCGATGTA